TCACGTCGAACTGTCAGCGGACTCCTCCGGCTTCCGGGCACGGGGCACCACGGCCGCCGCGCGCTCGGTCAGCTCGTCCTCGTACTCCTCGAACAGCTCCATGTACGTGTCCGACGTCAGCACGATCGTCGAGTGCCGCAGCTTCACCTTCGCGTCGTGCAGATCGCCGCCGCCGGCCTTCACCAGGGCGGCCGCCCCGTGGCGGGCGTCCCGCAGGTTGATCGGCGGCAGGCCCGCCGCGTCGGCGATCCGGCGGAACGTCTTGCTCACCGTGTCCGGGTGCAGCCACGTCCCGTCCTCCTGGGTGAACACCTTCCCGGTGTCCGTCCACGTCTTCCCGGCTGCGATGCGCGCGTCCCGCTCGGCCAGCTGCGCGGCACGGTGCGCGGCCAGGACCCGGCCGGTGCCCCGGTCGATCTTCACCGCGGCGGCCGAGCCGTCCGTCTTCGGGTCCTCCTCCACCGGGGTCCACCCGTCGACCACGATCTCCTTCGCCACCGTGATCTTGTTGGCCTCGACGTTCGCCCAGTCCAGGCCCACGCCCTCACCTCGGCGCAGACCGTGGTGAGTGATCAGGTGGAAGAAGGCGTAGAGCCGGTCACCCTCGGCCGCATCGAGGAACGCGCCGAGCTGGGCGGGAGTCCACACCATCACCGCGCTCGGCTTCTGCCCGGTCTCCCGCCACCGTGCCACGCGCTCATCCGTCCACAGCAGCCCCTTCGGCCGGCGGCCGGGGGCGAGCTCGACGTGAGAGGCCGCGTTGAAGGTGATGAGCTGTGCGGAGATCGCCGCGTTCAAGGCCGCCCGGAGCGTTGACCGGATGCGCTGCTTCGTCGCCGGGCCAGTGACCTTCCGGAACGGGGGCATCTCCGCCAGCTTGACCCGCTCCGCTTCGAGCTGCGCCCGCTCCGACGCCTTCGGGGCCCCGGGCTTACCGCGCGTACACCGGGCGGACTGCTCGCGGCGTGCCTGGTTCTCCGCGAGGATCGTCTCGTTCGCCTCGTCGATCGCATCGAACATGGCCTGCGCGTGACCGACGTTGAACCGGTCCATACGAATGTGGCCGACGGCCGGCTTGATGTGGACGCGGACGTGGGACTCGTACCCGGTGGCCGTCTTCCTCTTCTTCGAGGCCTTCTTCTTGGCGACCCAGGAGTCGAGCCAGTCCCCGACGGTGGTGGAGCCGTTGAGCGGAACACCGGCGCCGATCCGGCGGGTGACGTCTGCGGGTTCCGGGATCGGCCCGCGGCTGCCCATCAGTTCGGCGAGGAGGTCACCAATGCGGCACTGGGCGTCTTCGTCGTCGGGCGCCAGGTCGAGGAGAGCCTGGATACGGGACAGGTCCTTCTGCGCGTCGCCCGCGGTGGCGTAACCGGTGCGCTGGAACTGGCGGCGCTTCCCCTCTGCGGTGGGCGGCAGCTCCTGGGACACCCGGTGCTTACCGTGTGCCCGCTTGGACAGCAGCGGGCAGGCCGCGCCGAGCCGCTTCCCGTCCGGGCCGCGGCACTCGCAGCGCTTACTGATCCCACCAGCACGACGCGAAGTCGGCATGTGAGTACCCCCATCCCAGGTTCACCCATTGTGCATGCTCATCCCAGCAGAACAGCTTAACCGCCACTCCTGCGATACTTCTCCATTGCCTCCTCTACGGCCCTCTCGATCACTGGGCGCATTTCATCAAGGATTCCATTCACCTTATACATTTCGGACTCAGTTAGCCCGATTTGATCATCCGGAAGCATGGGCCTCTCATCTGGAACCTCTGCGGCCGAGTTTTCCATCTCCGGCTCACCTACAGCACTGACTGGCGCCCCGCCAGCCCCATCGCTTCGAGGAGATCCGAGGTCCTCCAGGGGAACAGAATCTGGGTCAAGATACAGAAGCTCGCGAGGCAACGCAGGAGGGAGCAGATCCCGCTCCTTCATCTTCGTTCGGTATCCCTGGATGATCTTTTCGTGGTTCGCGACTTGCTTCTCCATGCTCTCCACCCTGTCCTGCGCATACTGCAATCGCATGCGGCTCTGATCCCGCTTGGTAGAGGCACTCAGGAACCTTTGCTCCAGTTCGGACCGCCTGTCCGTAAGCCTGATGTCATGGGATAGCGCGCTACTTACCTGGGGGTCGCGCCCCAACTGATCCACAATAATGCGCAACTGTTGTTGCAAATCCATCAATAGAGCCTCGTCAGAATCCCTCTCCGCTGCAATCCTGACCACCTCTACGCGAGCGTGCTCCCTGGCGCGTCGACTTCGACGGAGGCTCGTAACACTGTCTTGGTGGCAACGGCTCAACCCTAGGGGTGTCTCAAAGAATTCATCGGCGGCATCCGCATCTATGAATGCGTGACCCGAGACCCAATCCACTGCGAAAGCAGGCTCAAGATACCCACCCGGCAAAACCTCCGTCTGCGGCTCTTGTCCGACCGGGAAAAGCAGTACTGCGGGTGGAACATTCAGAGCCCGCGCAAGGATGAGCACCTCCGCCACGGTCACCGTCGTCCGCCGGCCGCTCTCAAGGTTCGCCAGGACTGAACGCTGGATCGGCATGCCTAGCGCACCGCATCTGTCCGCCAGCTGTTGCGCACTCAAGTCCTGCGCATGCCTGTGCCTTCTCACCTCTCGGGCGATCGAGTGCGCCAGCCGGGTCGACCAGTCAGCAGGTTCAGCTACTTGTGTCATGAAAACGAGACTCCCATGGCTCTTGGGTCGGCACCAAGCGGGACCGATCGACACCCTTCGACACCTTGTGTCATGAGGAAGCAGACTGACAGCTCATGTGTCAGCGCACAAGACAACATCGCTTGACATTGGTCGCACAGGGGGCGCACACTCGGGCCACTTCGCCAGGAAGCAACTTCCGCAAGGAGTGCCACGAATGATGACAAGTACCACCGGCTGGCGTCCTCTCACCCGTTCTGAGCTGCTCGCACTTCCCGCCGTAGTGGATCTGGAGACCGCGGCGAGGGCTTTCGGTATCGGCCGCACCACGGCTTACTCCCTCGCCCGCAGCGGCGAGTTCCCCTGCCAGGTGATCCGCGCCGGAAAGGCCTACCGGGCGATCACGGCGGACCTGCACCGGGTCCTCCACATTGCCCCAGAAACCAGCGAAGGCGCCGCAGCGGTAACTGCGACGCCTTCGAGCGAACCGACCAACCAGACCCGATGAAGAGCAGAGAGGGCCGATCCACCATGAGTATCTCAGACGCCACCAGCACCCGACAGCTGAACCTCGGCCAGACGGAACCGGCCGCCGCCCCCTGCGGGACCTACACCTGGTGTGCCGAGACCGGCCAGCACACCACGCACGCCTCCGCCTACACCGAGGCCCCCACCCCCGACGGGTTCGGCGACTGCGTCCTCCCCGCCAACATCATCGCGGAGACCGGCGCCGGGGCCTTCGCTCCCTGCGTCGGCTGGCTCGACCTCGACCTCACCGCCGAGCAGACCCGGGCCCGGGTCGCCGAGCTCCACCGTCACCTCGACACCGTGGCCGCGCTCGCCGACATCGTCGACGGCCAGGCCCCGCTGGAGCCCGGCACCGAGTGCTACTCGGTCACCGCCTTCGGGACGAATGGCGCGCTCATCAGCTCGGAGGTCTACCGCCTCGACGACCCGCAGCCCGGCGAGCCCGCCGCACGGATCGCCGTGTTCGGGCAGCCCGAGGCGGACGCCGACCTCGACGTCGCCGGTGCCGATCAGCTCGTCGCTGGCCTGGAGCAGTTCCTCCCCCGGCTGCGCGCCCAGCGCAACCACCTCGCCGCGGTCCTCGGCTCGGGCAGCGGAGGTTCGGTCCGCGCCACGGACGGAACACCCGGCCACTACTCGTGGTGCAACGTCGCGGGCTGCCGGACCTACCAGTACGACGAGCGCGACGGCGGCGGCTCCTACGTCGAGCACGTCGGGCACGAGACCGCCATCACCCTGTCCGACGGGCACCCCGCCGACGACATCCGCATCACCGCCGGCCTCGGGGCGGACGAGTCCTACACCAGCGGGCCGAAGGTCTACCTCGCCGTCGGCGACCTCGACGCCCTCGGGCTCGGCGCCCACGGCGTGGACACCACCATCGCCCAGCTCGAAGCCCTCACCAGCGCGCTGCGGACGATGCGCGGCCAGATGGACAGCGAGGCCCGCCCGTGACCGAGAAGCAGACCACCGGCCCGTCCGGAGACCTCGCCGTCCCCGGCCGCCCGGCCCACGCCACGCACGGCGACGCCGCCTACTGGGCGCGCGTCCGACGCATCGTCGACGCCGCTCCGCCCTTGTCCGACGAGCAGCGGGCCACGATCCGCGCCGCGCTCGCCCCCGCCGTCACCGCACTCTGCCAGCAGGCCACGCCGAAGGAGAAGGCAGCATGACCGAACGCCGACCCGGCCAGTGGCCGATCGTTCCCCGCACCCGCCTCACCTCCGTCCCGGCCCCGGCCGCCGAGCCCGCCCCGGTCGCGCCGCCCGTCGTGGTGCCGGTCCCCGAGGTGCAGCTCGTCGTCACCGTCGACCTCACCGGCCGCTACGACCGGAGCAGCGACGTCACCGCGGACCTGTACGAGCAGACCCGCTACTCGACCGACTGCCACACCGCGATCGTCCGCCTCGGCGAGGAGGCCCTGCGCTGCGGGTCCGGCCTCGGCCAGGCCATCGCCGCCCGCTTCTTCCTCGCGGGCCGGCGGATCGAGGTGCACGTTCCGGCCGGAACCCGGTGGGCGTTCATCGCCAGCGACGTACGGCAGCACCTGCGCCACATGACCGCTGACCACGAGCGGATGCTCAACTCCCCGCGGGCATCCGGCGGCTGACCTCGGAAGCGCACGCCGCCCGGGCCCCGTCTGCGCGCCCGGGCGGCGTGCGCATCACGAACACCACCAGCCCCGCTCGTAGAAAAGAGCACGTTCGTGACCAGCACCACCGCCCTCCCCCTCTTCGGGAAGGACACCGAGCCGGACCCGCCCGAGGTCCACCTCGGCATGGTCGCCGCCGCGGCCCGCCTCGTCGCCTACCGGGACGCCCACACCGGCGGCCTCCAGGCGCACCTCGTCGTGGCCTGCCCGTTCTGCGACCACCAGCACATCCACCCCGCCGGCCCCGCCGCGGCGCCGCGCACCTGCCCGCGCCGTTCCCGGTGCGTCGGCCGCCCGACCGGCGTCTACTACTTCCCGGCGGTGCAGCATGGCCGATGAGACCGCGTCGACCGCCGTCGACAAAGACCTGGTCCACCGGTCCCTGGCTTTCCAGTACCAGGATGTCCCCGGGCTGCTCAGCATTTGCAGTGACGCCGACCGGTGGGCCGGTCGCCGCTTCACCACCGACGAAGCAGGCATCACCTCCGCCGTCGACTACGTCCTCCAGCTCGACACTCGTGACCCGAAAGGGATCTACGCGCAGGTCACCACGCTCCGGGAGCACCCGCAGAAGGGACGCGGCGGAAAGGACCTCGCGCACGCCCTCTCGTACATCTGGGCGGACGGAGATTTCGGCGGCCTGGGGCACAAGCCCGGCCCCGACGAGATGCCCCACCCCGACGACGCCGACCATGTCCGCCAGATCGTGGCGTCGTCCGGGCTGCCCGAGCCCACCGGCTGGGTGCTGTCTGGCGGCGGGTTCAACCCCGTCTGGATGCTCGACACCCCGTACGTCATGGAGACCGCCGACGACCGGGCCCGCGTCGAGGCGATGACCGCCTCGGTGCAGACCATCCTCGGCGCCGCCGCCTACGGGCACGGCTGCACCTGGGACACCCAGGTCGGGAACCTCGACCGACTGATGCGCGTGCCCGGCACGGTCAACAGGAAGGGCGGACAGGCCCGGCCGACGGGCAGCGTGCCCGGCAGCGGACAGCCCTTGCCGTTGCAGCTGATGCACGAGCGGGTCGCTGTTCTGGAGCCCGCTGCCCGTGCTGCGTTGGAGAAGGCCGCCGCCGAGAAGCGCACCCGGCAGGACGCCCGGCAGGGGCGCCCCACTGTCCCGCCGCCGCGCGCCCGCGCGACGAGCACGGGCGGCAGCAGCGTCTTCGACATCATCGCGTCCATGCTCACCTTTCGGGACGTCTTGGAGCCCGCCGGGTGGACGTACCGCGGCACGTCCGGTGGCCGCGAGAAGTGGCTGCGTCCGGCCAGCTCGGAGGGCGCGGCCGAGAGCGAGCACAGCCTCATGTGCGACGACCACGTCGCGGTGAACTGGTCAGAACGGTCCGGGCTCCCGGTCGGACAGCAGCCATCCGGGCGGAAGCTCACTGTCCCCACCCTGTGGGCGCACCTGCACTACAACGGTGACGAGAGCGAGGCCGCGCGGGACGTGCTGCGCGCGGCCTACGACCAGCCGTGCTCCTCGCCCGCGCGTGCGCTGCCCTCTCCCGTCCTGGCGCGGGTGAAGCAGCAGTGCCGCCCGCCGCGCGCTGAGCACTCCAGCCCCCCGCCGCCTGCGGACCTCTGGGGGCCGGGCCAGCTGATCGAACCGGAGCCCGAGCACGACCGTCCGGGCGACGATCAGCCGGAGCCGAAGGCTCACCCTGGGCTCCTGCCCGAGACGTTCTGGAGTGCCCGCCGCGTGTTCCAGCACATCCGGCAGGCCGCGCACGCCGAGGGCTCCAGCGGCGACGTGCTGTTCTTCTCGCTCCTCGCCCGCATGTCGGCGATGGTGTCTCACCGCATCGCAGCCGTGTCGGGCATCGGCGGTCGCGCGTCGCTGAACATGTTCGTCGCGGTCGTCGCCGCGTCCGGAGGCGGCAAATCGATCGGTACGAAAGTCGCCCGTTCCCTGCTTCCGCCGCTCGACCCTGAGTTCCGCGACGGCCTCCCGATCGGCTCCGGCGAGGGGATTGCTGAAGCGTTCATGGGCACGGTCGACGAGGAGACTGGCGAGATCCACGCCAAGGGCCCCCTCAAGGGCGACCCCGTCACGCGGAAGGTCCGGAAGCAGGTACGGCACAACGCCTACTTCTACGTGGACGAAGGCCAGACCCTGGCCAGCTTGGCGGAGCGCGCCGGCAGCGTACTGGGCGAGACGCTGCGCCGTGCCGCGATCGGCGAGACCCTCGGCCAGACCAACGCCTCCGAGGAGCGCACCCGGTACGTGGCGGCGGGCTCCTACAGCCTCGGCATGGTCGTCGGCTTCCAGCCTTCGACGGCCATGCCGGTCATCGCCGACGCCAGCACCGGCACCCCGCAGCGCTTCCTCTGGGCCTGGGCCGCCGACCCGTCGATCCCCGACGAGCCGCCCACCTCGCCCGGCCCGCTGCCAGTCAACCCTGCCTCCATCCAACCGATGGACGACCTCAGCATCGTGCTCCCCGAGCGCATCCGGCGGATGCTCTGGGCCGAGCACGTCGCACGGAACCGCGGCGAGCTGGAGATCGACGAACTCGACGGCCACGCCAACCTGATGAAGGTGAAGATCACCGCTCTCCTGGCCCTGCTCGACGGCGGGCGCGTCAACGCCACCGAGGAAGACTGGGAACTCGCCGAGGTTGTCTGGCGGTCCTCGTGTACCGTCCGCGCCGCGCTGATCCAGCGAGCCGCTCGTGAAGCAGAAGCGGCCCGACGGCGGGAGGAGGACGCCAAGGTTGCGCAGGAACTGCGCTCGCACCAGGCGAAGAACGACACGGACCGCAGCCTGGAGCGCATTGCCCGGCTCGTGAAGAAGCACGCGTCAGCCGTCGGCGGCATCACCTTCGGTGAGCTGAACCGTCGACTCAGAAGCAGCGACAGGCCGTTCCTCCGGCGGTCTGTCGAGGTGGCTGAGACCCGCGACTGGGTGTTCGTGGAGGGGGATCGGGTCTGCGTCCAGACGGAATGAGCGATGTGGACATGTGGACGCGTGGACAGATGTCCACGTCGTCCCGTCGCTCATTTTCTCACTCGCCTAACTAGTACATAAAGGGACATAACAATGAATTATTTCACTCCCGCGACGCGAGACGGGCCCATGTGGACGCCGTCCACGTTGTCCACGTCCACATCCGCGTCCACACCTTCTGGAGCAACAGTCATGACCTACGCCATGCACGCCACCGTCGCCCTCGCTCCCGCCGAGCCCGGCTGGAGCGTCACCGTCACCGACCTGTCGGACGGCGACACGATCGTCTGCCCTGTGGTGGCCTGGGCCTCCGTCGTCACCGGCCTCGATGACACCGGCGCAACACAGACCGAGCTCTTCCCGGCCTTCTTCGCTCACGGACGTATCTGGACCAGCCCGGAGTACCCCGTCGGCCCGGACCCCGTCGTCGTGCCGCCCTCCTCCTGAACGTCAACTAGCCCCGGCCCGATCGCTTCCGCGGCACCGCGGAAGCGATCGGCACCCCCAAGGAGAAGCCCTGATGTCCTCCGAGACCGCTGCCGTCGCCGCCCTCGCCCGCGTCCAGGCCCTGCACCGCGACGACGGAACCGGCTGGTGCCCCGAAGAGCCCTTCATCCGCTGGCCCTGCCCCACCGCCCGCGCCATCAACGGCACGACCTCCCCGGCCCCACCGGCGCACGCGCTGCGGGCCGTCCCCAACCCTCCGAAGGAGACCCCCTGATGGCAGGCGAGACAACCATCACGATCGTCGGCAACCTGGTCGACGACCCCGAGCTCCGCTTCACCCCGGCCGGTGCCGCCGTCGCGAAGTTCCGCGTCGCCTCCACCCCCCGCGTCTTCGACCGGCAGACCAGCGAGTGGAAGGACGGCGAGGGCCTGTTCCTCACCTGCTCGGTGTGGCGGCAGCAGGCCGAGAACGCCGCCGCCACCCTGGCCCGCGGTATGCGGGTCATCGTGCAGGGCCGGCTGAAGCAGCGGTCCTACGAGGACCGTGAGCAGGTGAAGCGCACGGTGTACGAGGTCGACGTCGAGGAGGTCGGCCCGTCGCTGCTGCGCGCCTCGGCCGCGGTCACGAAGAACCCGTCCGGGAACGGCGGCCAGGCGCAGGGCGGCGGCGCGTGGGCCGGGGCCACGCCCGCTGAGCAGCAGCAGTCCGCGCAGCAGGGCGGCAGGTGGGGCAGCAACCAGCCCACCCCGGCCGCCGCCTCGGGCTACTCGGACGAGCCCCCGTTCTGATCAAGGAGACGAGCGATGCCCACCACCTGCCTGCTGTGCGAGCAGCCCGACGAGACCGGCAGCTACCTCTGCCCCGGCTGCACGAAGGCCACCCGCGTTCGTCTGGAGGGCCTGCCCGTCCTGTACCGCGGGCTCCGTGCGCTCCTCGCCCCGGCCAGCGGCGTCGGCCAGGGCCGCACGGGGAAGGGCGGCCCGGCGCCGATCCCCGTCTCCCTTGACATCCTCGACGTCCGCGGCCCCGGCGGCATGGTCGGGCTGCTGGAGTCCTGGGTCGACGCCGTCCGCCACGACCGCGGACGGCCCGAGCCCGCGCACACCGGGAGCCCCGAGGTGCGCGTCGGCCGGGCGTGCGGCGAGCTGCTCCGGCACATGCCGTGGATCGCCGTGTCGTGGCCCGAGGCCGGCGAGTTCGCCGGGGAGATTCGGGAGTTGGCCCGGTCGGTGGCGTCGATGATTCGGCCGCCCGCACCCGAGCGCGGTACCCGGGTGGGGAACTGCCAGTCGGTCGACGTGAGCGGCACGATCTGTGGTGCGGTGTTGTGGCTGGCCCCGGGCGAGCAGGTCGTGCACTGCGGGTGGTGCGGGATGAACTGGCCCCCGGCGACGTGGACCCAATTGAAGAGGTGGATCGACGAGGACGTGAAGGCCCACAGTGCGGCGTAGCGCTCGACTGTCACGCACCTGCGTGATAGCGTCTGCCCCATGAACACGAAGCCCTGGCGGCTACGGGTTCGCGAGGAGGACGAGCTGCTGGAACAGCTCCGAGCCCAGACATCCGCAGCAGCCGAACGACGCGCGGCGGCCTTCGCAGAAGGCGTCGCAGAGCTGGGCTCGGTCTACAAGGTCGCCAAGGCGCTGGACAAGCCCTGGACGACCGTGGACCAGGCAATCAAGAAGCACGGCATGGCCAAGCCACGCCCCGACACAACTCCATAACGCAGAGCGGGAGCCGGCCAACAGCTCCCCCCGGTGCTGGAACACCGGAGGGGCGCGCGCGTCGACCGACTCCCTGACGCACCGGAGCGCTGACACGCCCCGGCACTAACCCACGAACGAGATTGGACCTCGTCATGGATGCTCCGAATCGTATTGCACTGCAATACGAAACCGGGAGCGGCGGCGCCTTGCCCGCCCGCCGCCTCATCGCCGTCGGCACCATCACCCGCCACGGCGGCCGCATCACCACCGTCCGCGCCACCGAGACCGGCGTCACCGGCACCATCCGCCCCACCGGCGGTGCCCGATGACGACCAACTTCGACACCGCGCTCCACCAGTTCCTCGCCGAACCGTCCCGCGCGCAGCAGATCCTCACCGCCGTCGCCTCCGCCCTCCGCAGCGAGGACCCGTTCGAGCCCCTCACCCTCGACATGGTCAACGACTACCTGCGCGGCGCCGCCCTCGTCATCACCGACGGCCTGCCCGACATCGTCGCCGACGAGACCATCCGGCACGCCGCCCGCGCGCTCCCCAGCATCTTCGAGCGAGAGACCGCCGACGCCTACGCGCTGCGCCTCCTCCAGATCGCGAGGAGCGTCTGATGAGCGACACCACCGCCGACCTCCGCGCCCTCCTCGACGCGGTCCTCGACGCGATCGACATCCCGCACCCGGCCACGACCGGTGACTCGGACACCTACCGGGCCGTCCTCGACCGCCGCCTCGGCCTGGCCGTCATCGTGGGCCGCGCCGCCCTCGCCGAGGGCCCCGACAGCGTCGCCTGGAACACCGCCTACCTCCGCCGGAAGCTCGCCGAGCACCCGCCCACCGGGTACCGCCACTACGCGGACACGGAGACCGGCCGATGAGCGCCCCGCGCACCGTCACGGTGCAGACCAGCGACCTGGGCGCGGTCACCGTGCCGGAGCCCACGTGGTGCGCCGGCCACGCCGAGCAGCCCGTTGAAGCGCTCGTCGACCTCGGCCACCGCGGCACCGAGCACGCGCTCGGCCGCCCCGGCGACCCCGTCGGCATCGCGTTCGTCTCCCAGCACCCGCACGGCAACGGCCCCCGCGAGATCGGCCTGTTCGTCGAGCAGACCGCCCTCGCCATCACCCTCGGCCCCGACGCCGCGCGGGGCCTGGCCGACGACTACGAGACCGCGGCCGCACAGCTCCGGCGCCTCGCCGACTGGCTCCACATCCTCCAGGCCGGTGAGCGCCGATGAACCGCCCCGCCCCCGTCCAGGCGCTCGCCGCCGGAGCGGCCGTCGTTACCGTCCTCCTCACCGGCGCCGCGTTCTGGCTCTCCTACGAACACCTGCACGACGTCGCCAACGGCAACGGCCTCGACGGCGAACGCGCCTGGGTGTGGCCGGCCACCGTCGACCTGTTCATCATCGCCGGGGAGCTGCTCATGCTCCGGGCCGCGCTCCGCAACCAGGTCGACCCCTGGGCCATCGCCCTCGCTGCGACCGGGTCGCTCGGCTCAATCGCCCTGAACGTGGCCGGGGTCGGTGACGGCGCGCAGCCGATGGAGTACATCGTCGCCGCCGTCCCGCCAGTCGCCGCGCTCCTGGCGTTCGGCGCGCTGATGCGCCAGGTCCACGAGGCGCTCGCCGCCGCGCGGCCGGCGGCCGAGCTGGTCACCTCGGCGGTCATGGCGGCCGTGCAGGTGCCCGACCGCCCGGCACCCGAGGTGGTCCCGTCCGGGGTGCGGCTGCTGCCGGTGGTTGCCCGCCCGGTGATCACCCCGCCGCCCGCCGTGCCGGTCATCCGCCCGGTGCCCGAACCGGTACCCGCAGGCGTCCGGCTGCTCCCGATCGTCTCCACTAAGGTGACCACCCCCGAAGCGCCGCCCGTACCGGCCGAGCCGCCGACGGTCACCCTCGAACGCCTCACCCCCGCCACCGGGCAGCCGGTCACCCGGCCGGTCACCGTCGAGGAGTTCCGCCCCATCGCGTGGCCCGCTGCCACCCTTCCCGGTGCCACCGTCGCAGTCCGCAAGGTGACCGCCGCCGTGGCCGCCGAGGAGCCCCGGCAGGTGGTCACCGTCCCGGTCACCATCACCCCGTCCGAGCTGCGGAAACAAGCCCGTGCGCTGAACCGGCAGGTGGTCAGGGAGACCGGACGCCCGGTGACCATTGAACGCCTCCGCGAGGAGTACGGGCTCTCCCGCCGCGACGCCACCGACCTGCGTCGCGAGATCGTCGACAGCAGCCGGTCATGATCACGTACCACGGGCTCGGCTACTACGGCCTCTTCGCCGCCCTCGGCACCCTCGCACTCCTGCGCCTGCTGCCCACCGGATCCCGCGCGCACCGCCTCCTCACCCAGGCGCTCCTCGCCGCCCTCATCGTCACCGCCGCCATCGTCGGCCTCTCGTACTGAAGGACCACACCGTGAAGACCAGCCTGCTCGCCGCCATCGACACCGCCGCCCAGCACACCACCGCCGCAGCAGCCCCCACCGCCGTATCCGGCGGCTCCGTCCCCATCAGCGTCCTGCTGATCATCGGCCTGTCCGGCGTCGCCTGGTGGATGTTCAAGCACGGCGACAAGAACAAGAAGCTCCACATCCCGCCCGCCATCGTCTGCATCGGCCTCGGCCTGTCCATGTCCGGCACCCAGATCGGAGCCATGGTCAGCCAGCTCTTCGCCTCCATCGCCCAGATGGTCGCCACCTTCGCCAGCAACGCCTGACCCATGAACACCGCCGAGTCCGAGGCCGACACCCTCGAACTGCCGCCCGTCCCCGAGTTCGGGAGCGGGCGGCCCCGGTGGGCAGCCCAGCGCATCCACCCCCGGCGCCTCGCCCGCGGCCACCTCACCCAGTGGGCCCGCCTCAAGGCGTGGACCATCGCCACCGGCCACCCCACTCGGGCCCGGACCGTTGCGGCCCGGGCCGCCGGCCTCGGCTTCGCCGCCCTCGTGGTGTGGCGGACCGCGAACCAGGAGCCCCGCCTCCTGACCGTCGCCGCCGGGGCCTACGCGATAAGCGCCTGGAGGGCCGGCCGCCCCGTCCCACCCAGCGAGGACGACCTGAAGCGCCGCGTCGTGGAAGGCGTTGCCCACCTCATCGGCGACCAGCCCGCCATCTTCCTCGCCGACGTCTACACCGCGTTCCAGAACCGGCCCGCCGCCCAGCACCTCGACGACGCCCGACTCCGCGCCGTCCTCGTCCACTGCGGGGTCACCATCCACCGCAGCGTCCGCGTCAGCCCCACCCAGACCGGGCGCAGCGGCATCAAGCGCACCGACATCGAAGCCCTCCTCTCCCCCGGCCCCGTAGACACCCCTCTTCAGGACGTAGACGCAGGTCAGCCGGACCGAGAAGGGGCCGTAGAGCTGCCAGAAGGGGCTGTAGAGCAGCCCGTAGACCGCGTCTGACGGCTGCCCGACCCGCCCGCGTGAGAGGGGCGGTGAGGGGAGCCGGACAGCCCGGCGACCACCAGAAGGGAACCCCCATGGCCACCCAGAACTACTACGCCGCGGTCCACGTCCGGACCGCCTCCGGCGACCTGGCCACCATCTACCACGACACGTCCGGCCCGGTCGGCATGCCGGCCTCGCAGGTCCGCGCCGCCGCCGAAAAGGCCGCCCTGCGCCAGATCCCCGACGGCACGATCGAAGGCTCCCGGGTCAGCACCGACGGCAAGCACCACTGACCGCACGGCACACACCCCGGGGCGGCCGACTCACTGCCAGGCGACCGGCCGCCCCGGACCCCATCCCCAACCACGAGACAGGACGCACAGCATGGCACTGGAGAAGCAGATCAGCATCGGCGACCTCGTCCGCCGCAACGCCGCGAGCCAGCAGAAGCGGGCCGCCGAGAAGACCGGATCCACCCCCACCGGCCAGCAGCAGAAGGGACGATGACCACATGGCAGGCAAGGCAATCCTCATGGTCGACAGCCACACCTCCAAGTGCACCCGCTGCGGGAAGGGAGCGCACATTCAGGACACCCACCACACCCGGCTGCTCTCCGGCTGGGGCACCCCTGACCCCGATGCCCGGCCGTGCGGCGAGCGCTTCGTCGCGATCTCCACGCTTCGACTGGGAGTCACGGCAGAGGACCTGCGGGCTCTGCGCCCCGACCTCCCCGCCTACGCAGCTGGCGACCTCCCAGCCGACCTGAAAGGGTCTGCGAGGTGACTGTCACACCCCCGCAGTAGCCTGGCCCGCATCAGCACACCCATCCAGATCGCGAGCTGGCTGCCGCGCTACGGGACCAAGGCCCCGGCCGTCACCACGACGACCGGGGCCTCCTCACGCCACAATGAGTCCATGACCCTCGTCGACCTCTACGCCGCCCACGCAGCCACCGGCATCCGCCCCGGCACCCTCCGCGTCTGGCTCCACCGAGGCAAGATCACCCACCACGGTCACGACCGCCACGGCCGCACCCTCGTCGATCTCGAAGAGCTACCCACCGCCACTGTCAACGCCGCTTGACGCACACGATCACCCGGTGTAACACTCAAGGGGCGTTCGGCGTGCCCACACACCGCCAACACCCCAGGCCCCGCCCCATGGACGGGGCCTTCGTCATGCCGGGAGGTGCCCATGGCCGGTAACCCGCGCAACGGCAGGCCCTACCGCCGCCTGGTCGCCGCCGTGAAAGCCCTCGGTGACCCGTGCGCCCGCTGCGGCCACAACATCGACCCGGCTCTGGACCCGCGGCACCCGCTGTCCTTCACCCTCGACCACGTGGTGCCCCTCTCCCGCGGCGGGGACCTCCTCGACCCGGCCAACGCCCGCAGCATGCACCGCCGCTGCAACAGCGCGAGAGGGAACAGGATGGGCCCGCAGCCCCTCAAGACCACACGGCGGTGGTGAGACGATGCAGGGCATGGACGACCTCGTGCAGTTCCTCCGCGACCGCCTCGTTGAAGACCAGCGGGAAGCCGCAGCCGCGAGCCCCGGCCCGTGGCATGTCGACGCGGAAGCCGACGAAGTGCTCGCCGTCGACGACATCGTGGTGGCCGAGGGCTTCGCCCTGAGCGGCCGACAGCTGCGCGCGACCACTCGTCACATCGCCCGCCACGATCCGGCCCGCGTCCTGCGCGAGGTCGAGGCCAAGCGGCAGCTCATCGACTGGGTGCTGCGCTGGCCCATGCGTCCCGCTCCACCCTCGTCGGTGGACGGGGTGCTGGAGCGGCTCGCCCTGCCGTACTCCGACCACCCCGACTACCAGGACACGTGGCGGCCCTGACGCTGGAGGTGACGCCGTGCTCATCGTCGTCACCGGCCCGCCCGGCGCGGGGAAGTCCACCTGGATCCAGGGCCACGCCAAGGCCCGCGACATCGTCATCGACATGGACCTCATGGCCCTCGCGATGGCCGGCCCCGGCGCCGACCACCACGACCACCCCGAGGTCCTCCTCAAGGTCGTGCACCGCGCGAGGTTCGCCGCCATCCGCGAGGCGTGCCAGCACCTCGACACCACCGACGTCTACCTCATCCAGACCCTCCCCTCCGCCCGGCAGCGCGCCGAGTACAAGCGGCTCAAGGCGAAGGTCATCGTGGTCGACCCGGGGCGGGACATCGTCATGCAGCGCATCGAGGACATGCGCCAGCCCGGGATGAAGGCCGTCGCCACCAAGTGGTACCGGGCCCACCGAGGGCAGTCACGGACAGCGATGCCCCAGGCCACCCGGCGGTGGTGACCCGGCGTCACCAGGGGTGAGTAGCAGGGTGTGACCGGCCCCCGGGGAGCCCTCCGAGACCGGCGGCCGAGGGCTCACCCATGATCCATCCGGGCCAGCGCGGCCATTCTTTGAGGTCAGGGGCGGGCGACCCAAAAGCCCTTGTCGCCCGGTTTTTTACACGGGGTCTGTCGATCGCTAATCGCCCGAGCTTCAACGCTAGACCAATTAGTGACTCTGCGTGATGTGACCGTGGGTGACGGGGGTGATCATGTCAACCGTCGCCGAAGCGATCACCGCCGAAATCGATCAACTCGGCATCGCCGACAAGCACCCTGGCCTGGCACAACTCGCCGTCACGCTCGCCACTTCCGTCGATGATCCGGGCAACGCGACCGCTCAGGCCAACGCCGCGCGGGAGCTACGCGCCGTGATGGAGGACCTGCGGAAGCTGGCGCCGCCCGCCAAGGACCTGGACCGCGTCGACGAGCTGGCCAAGAAGCGGGAGGACGGTCTTGTCCGTGCCCGCCGAGCCTGAGCTGAAGGGCGTCCAGACGCCCCGCCTGTTCACCGCGCCGCCCGTCTTCCAGTCCTCGGCTGCCCAGGAGGCGGTGGAGTTGGCCGCACTGGCGGGGCTGGAGCTGTTCCCGTGGCAGCAGCACGTCCTGGACATCGGGATGCGCGAGCGGGCCGACGGGAAGTGGTCGGCCTTCGAGTGCTGTGTGAACGTGCCGAGGCAGAACGGCAAGGGCGGGATCATCGAGGCGCGTGAGCTGGCCGGGCTGTTTCTGCTGAAGGAACACCTGATCGTCCACTCCGCGCACGAGTTCAAGACCAGCCGTGTCGCGTTCCAGCGGATCCACTCGCTCATCATGGGTACCCCTGACCTGCGGAAACGTGTGAAGCGTGTCCTGAATAACACCACGGAGACGTCGATCACCCTGGTGACGGGGCAGAGCTTGCAGTTCATCGCCCGCTCTGGTGGCTCCGGCCGTGGCTGGACGGGCGACCTGAACATCCTCGACGAGGCGATGTCGCTGGGTGACGACGCGATGGGCGCCCTGATGCCGACCGTGTCCGCGGTCCCGAACCCGCAGCTGTGGTACCTGGGCAGCGCCGGGATCGGCGGCCCGTCCGTGCAGCTGGGGCGTCTGCGGCGGCGCGCCCAGGCCGCCCTGGAGGCCGGGATACCCGATCCCTCACTGGCCTACTTCGAGTGGTCGGTCGACCCGCACGTGGACGAGTGCCCGTCCGGCTGCACGGATCACGACGGGACCGGCGACCCGGTGTCGTGGGCGAAGTCGAATCCTTCGCTCGGCTACCTGATCAGCCACGAATACCTCCGCAACGCCTGCGCTTCCATGGGTGGCGGCATCTTCGAGCGCGAGCACCTCGGTGTGGGCACGTACCCGTCGGACGAGGCGGACACGTGGCAGGTCATCGGGGAGGACGCCTGGCGCTCCCTCGCCGCGGCGGAGTCGGCTCCGGAGGGCGAGGTCGTGTTCGCGATCGACGCGACCCCCGAGCAGGACCATGCGGCCATCGCGGTCGCCGGGCGGTGGCGCGGGGGCACGCACATCGAGATCGCCCACCACCAGCCGGGGATGAGCTGGGTGGTGGCGAAGGCGAAGCGGATGCAGGAGGAGCACAAGCCGCGGTGCTGGGTCGTCGATGCGGGGGGCCCGGCGGGGTCGCTCATCCAGGAGCTGGAGGAGGAGCTGGGCATCAAGGTCGTGTCGCCGAAGATGCGCGAGGTCGCGATGGCGGCCGGCCAGTTCTTCAACGCGGTCGCCGACCAGTCCATCTCTCACATCGACCAGCCGCTCCTTGCGACGGCGCTGGCGGGCGCGCAGAAGCGTCCGCTGGGTGATGCGTGGGCGTGGGCGCGGCGCGGCGGCGGCGTCGACATCAGCCCGCTGGTGGCGGCGACGAACGCGAAGTGGGGCCTCGGGGTCGAGGTCGAGGACGACGTCGACCCGCTGGACAACATCTTCTGAGAGGGGGCCACATGACGAAGGCGCAGATGGCCGGCTCCCTGGCCGCGGCGGCAGGGTGGTGCCTGGCCCGGCTGCCCGGTGCGGCGGGCGCCGTGCTGGTGTCCGCGGGCGCGTGGATGGTGTACGCCCCGGCGGGCCTGGCGGTGGCCGGCGGGTTCTGCCTGGCGGCTGACTGGAGGCGGGCGCGATGAGCCTGTTCTTCCGCGGCCGTGAGCGGCGGGCGCCGTTCTCCGAGCCGGAGATTCCGCGCCCCTCCGCGCTGGGCCGCTCGTTCGCCCGGGTCGACCTGTCGCGCAGCGAGGCGTCGTTGCAGAAGGTCGCGGTGTGGTCGGCTACCGACCTGATCGCGAGCCTGGTGTCGACGCTGCCGCTGGACGTGTTCCAGGGGCAGGGCAAGAACCGCCGGGAGGTCGAGCCGCCGAGGGTCCTCACCGACCCGGGCGGGGACGGGTACGGGCGGGGTGACTGGCTGTACTCGTACATGATGTCGCTGCTGCTGCGCGGCAACGGCAACGGGCAGGTCGGTGACCGGGACCGGCTCGGGAACCCCACGCTGATCGTGCTGTACCACCCGGACGAGGTGGTCGGGTGGCGGGACGAGAAGACCGGACTGCCCCAGTGGCGGGTTGCCGGGCAGAAGGTCCCGGCCGAGGACATGTGGCACCAGCGGGCCTACCCGGCGCCCGGCCGGCTGATGGGCCTGTCCCCGGTCGAGCACCACGCCGGGACGATCGGCCTCGGCATCGCGGCCAGCAGGTTCGGGATGCAGTGGTTCGCGGACGGGGCGCACCCCTCGGGGATGCTGACCAACGACCAGGGCCTGGACGCGAAGCAGGCGGCCACCGCGAAGCAGCGATTCCTGGCGGCCCTCACCGGGAGCCGTGAGCCGCTGGTGCTGGGCAAGGGCTGGAAGTACCAGCAGATCCAGGTGTCCGCGAACGAGTCGCAGTTCCTGGAGACGCAGCGGTACACCGCGGCGGAGTGCGCCCGCATCTACGGGCCGGGCATGCCGGAGATCCTCGGCTACGACACCGGCGGGTCGATGACCTACGCCAACGTGGAGCAAAGGTCCCTGGACCTGCTGACCTACAGCATCGACCGGTGGCTGGTGCGCGGCGAGAACATGTTCACCTCCCTGCTGCCGCCGGGCCAGTACGCCAAGTTCAATCGGGCGGCGCTGTCCCGCACGGACTTGCTGACCCGGGTGCGGGCCCACGCGATCGCGTTGCAGAACCGGTGGCGGGTCGTGAACGAGGTCCGTGACCTGGAGGACCTGACGCCGGTGGAGTGGGGCGACAAGCCGACCGATGCCGCGGCGCCGAAGGTGCGGATCGATGACTAGCGAAGGGGGCGCGATGAGCGTCAAGAGCGACCGGGCGACCGCGTCCGGCACGGTCCGCCGTGCGTTCCCGGTGCAGCTGGAGGTCCGCGCGAAGGCCGGGGCCTCCGCGGTGTCCACGGTGCAGGGGTACGCCTCGGTGACCGAGGAGCCGTTCGAGATGTGGGACTGGCTGGGGATGTACCACGAGGTGGTGCGCTCCGGCGCGTTCGGCAAGACGCTGGGCGAGAACCCGCAGGTGCAGCTGCTGCTGAACCACGGGGGCCTGGCGATGGCGTACACGAAGGCCGGGACACTGCGCCTGTCGGAGGACTCCACCGGCCTGCACATGGAGGCGGACGTCTCCACCAAGCGCAACGACGTCAGCGACATGCTGGCGGCCCTGGACGACGGCAGCGTGGACGAGATGTCGTTCGCGTTCCGGGTGACCCGCCAGCTGTGGTCCCCGGACTACGACCAGCGCGACATCATCGAGGTGGACCTGCACCGCGGTGACGTGTCCGTCGTGAACTTCGGGGCGAACCCCGCGACGTCGGTCGGCGCGGTGCGCGCGGCCGACTTCGACCAGATGGACGAGGCGGACGCCCGGGCGCTGTACGAGCGCCTTCAGCGCCGCCTGGAGCCCGCCCCCGCGGCGGTCTCCCACCCGCTGGACCTGTACCGGATGCAGGCCGAAGCACTCGGCCTGTAGCCACACCCGCCTGCCCCACCCTGCCGCGCCGGAGCCCACGCCGGAGCGGTCCTCGGCATGCCCGCGGACCGCCACCACCTGGGCCACCACCCGACCAGAGACCCGCAGGCGCGACCCATCACCACCAACCCTGAAGGGAGCGAGCCATGCTCGCCTACCTGCGTAAGCAGATGACGGCCGCGCTCGAAGCCCGGGCCGCGCTGAAGACCGAACTGGATTCCGTCCTCACCGCCCCGACGGCGGAGAACCGCAACCCGAACGAGGCCGAGGCCGCCCGGTTCGCGGAGAAGCGCGACGCGGTCAAGGCCAAGGACGCCGAGATCGAGGAGCTGTCCGCCCGCATCAAGGACCTGGAGGAGGACGAGAAGCGGGAGCAGCGCGCCGCCGAACTCCTCGCCCAGCACGGGCAGGCCGGAGAGCGCCGCGAGCGCGTCACGGTCACCTCGGAGCCGGAGACCTACCGCAAGGGCGGACAGCAGTCCTACTTCCGCGACCTGTACCGGGCGACGCAGAAGGGCGACACGGCTGCGGCCGAGCGTCTCCAGCGCAACGACCGCGAGGTCATGGAGCAGCGGGCCGTCACCACCACCGACGGCAGCATGGGCGAGTTCGTGCCCCCGCTGTGGATGGTCAACGACTACGTGGCCCTGGCCCGGGCCGGGCGGGTCGCCGCCGACCGTGTGCGGCACCAGCCGCTGCCGGCGGGCACCGACTCCATCAGCCTGCCCAAGGTCGCCTCCGGCACGGCGGTCGCCGAGCAGGCCGCACAGAACACGTCGGTGCAGAACACCGACGCCACCCTGACCAGCGTGACCGCGTCAGTGGCGACGATCGCCGGTCAGCAGACCGTGCCGCAGCAGCTGCTCGACCAGTCCCCGATCAACGTCGACAGCATCCTGCTGGCGGACCTGGCGGCCGACTACGCGGTCAAGCTGGACACGTTCGTCCTGACGAACAACGCGGCGAACAAGCGGGGCCTGCTGGCGGTGCCCGGCGTCAACGCCGTCACCTACACCGACGCCACCCCCACCACGGCCGAGCTGTACCCGAAGGTCGCCGACGGCATCCAGCTCATCCACACCAACCGGCTGATGCCCGCGGACACGATCCTGATGCACCCGCGCCGGTGGGCGTGGTTCACCGCGCAGGTCGACACCCAGGGCCGGCCGCTGGTCGTGCCGGTGACGAACATGCCGCAGAACGCGCTGGCCGCGATGGAGGGCGTGAACTCCGAGGGGTTCGTGGGCACGCTCCAGGGCCTGCCGGTGTACGTCGACCCGAACATCCCGACCGGGCTCGGGGCGGGCACCAACGAGGACCGCATCCTCATCCTCCGTGCGGACGACGTGATCCTCTTCGAGGGCTCCCCGCGGGCCGAGGTGTTCCGGGAGACGAAGGCCGACCAGCTGTCGGTGCTGCTGCGGTTCTTCAACTACGCGGCCCTGCACTCGGAGAGGTACCCGAAGTCCATCTCGGTCCTCGCCGGCACGGGCCTGATCGCCCCGACGTTCTGATCCCCCTGGCCGCCGGGCGCTCCTGCCCGGCGGCCCCTTCGCGGAAGGAGCAGCCGTGGCTGCACGCAAGAGCACACCGCCCGCGCCCGAGCCCCCGGAGCCGGACGTCGTGGACGAGGACCAGGTTGAGGCGGAGGAGCGGCCCGCGCCCACCGCGGTGGAGGTCGCCTACGTCGAGGCGCTCCGCCGGGAGCGGGAGGGCTACACCCGCTACGGGCGCGAGGACCGGGTCGCTGCCGTCGAAGCCGAGCTGAAGCGGCTCGGCGCCCCGCTGGAGCGCGCGGTCACCCGCCCGCCCGAGACCGCCTAGGAGGTGGCCCGGTGGCGCTCCTCACCCTGGCCGAGGCCAAGGCCCAGCTCGACTACGACGGCGACGCCAACGACACAGAGATCCAGGCGTACATCGACGCGCTGACCCCGGTCATCGAGCTGCACACGGGCCCGGTGGAGAACCGGACGGTGACCGAGACGGTGACCGGCCGGGGCCCGCTGCTGGCACTGACGAAGGTGCCCGTCGTCTCCCTCACCTCCCTCACCCCCCGGCTCTCCTCCGGCAGGGCCGTCGATGTCTCCGAGGTGGTGCTCGATCCGGACGCCGGCGTCGTCCGCCGCCTGGACGGGGCGTCGTGGTCCGGCGGGCCGTGGACGGCGGTGTACGTGGCCGGGCGGGGCGAGGTCCCGCCGACCATCAACCTCGCGGCCCGGATCCTGCTGCAACACCTGTGGCGCACCCAGTACGGGGCAGCGCGGGGCGGCGGCGGGGCCGACGACTACAGCGTCACCGAGCCGGTCATCGGCTACGGGTACGCGATCCCGAACCGGGTGCTGCACCTGCTGGAGCCGTTCAAGGCCCCGCCCGGGTTCGCGTGATGGCGACGTCTGCGGCCCCGGCCGCGATCGACGCGCTGCTCACCATCCTGCCCGCGGCCCCCGGGCTGGCCGGGGCGCGGATCATCGACGGGCCGCCGGGGGTGAATTTCACCGAGCGGTTCCGGATCTACGTCGGCTACTCGCCGGGCTCCGACCAGGCGGCCGAGATCCAGCAGTCGTTCGCTGGGGCGGGCGCCCGGCAGCGCGACGAGGACGGCCTGATCGCCTGCTACGCCGAGGCGCGCGGCGGCGACAAGGACATGCGGCTGCGCCGCAACCAGGTCTTCGGCCTGCTGGCCGAGGTCGAGAACGCGCTGCGCGGGACGGCCGCGGCCCCCGAGGCCCCGACCCTAAACGGGGCGGTGCTGTGGTCGGAGGTGACCGCCGGCTCCCTCGTCCAGTCGCAGGAGAACGGGGCCTACGCCGGGCTCGGCTTCACCGTGGCGTACCACGCCCGTATCTGATCACCACCAACCAGGAGGACAGCCATGGCGCGAGTGCGCTTCATCGGCCCGGAGCCGGTCACCGTGCCGGAGCTCGGCGGCCGTGAGATCCAGCCCGACGAGATCGTCGAGGTGCCCGACCAGCGGTTCGAGGGCTACGTCTGCCAGACCTCGACGTGGGAGTCGATCGAGGAGCCGCGCGACTGGGTGTGGCCGGAGGAAGAGGCGCAAGCCGCGCCGGAGTCAGCGCCGGTAGCGGCTCTCGCTGCGCCCCCGGTCGAGCCCTCGCCGGCCCCGAAGAAGACCGCTGCGGCCAAGGCCGCGTCCAGCTCGAAGGAGGGCTGACCCATGGCGATCGGATCGGGTCTGGGCGCCCAGATGGGGATCGCGGCCGAGTCGGCCTACGGCACCTATGTGGCGCCGACGAAGTTCATCGAGTTCACGAAGGAGTCCCTTCAGCTCAAGAAGACCACGGCGCAGTCCGCGGGGATCGCGGCGAACCGGCTGGTGCCGCTGTCGTCGCGGCGCGTGGTGACGCAGCGGCAGGCGTCCGGGTCGCTGGAGATGGAGGTCACCAACAAGGCGATGGGCCTGCTCTTGCAGTCGCTCATGGGGACCTCGGTGACTCCGGCCCAGCAGGCGGCGACGTCGGCTTATCTCCAGACGCACGTCCTCGCGGACACGGTCGGCAAGAGCCTCACCATCCAGAAGGGCGTGCCCCTCACCACGGGCACGGTCACGCGGAAGAACTTCCTGGGCTGCAAGGTCATCAGCGCGGAGTTCTCGTGCGAGGTCGGCGGGATGCTGACCGCCAGCTTCGAGATCGACAGCAAGGACGTCGAGGAGACGTCCGTCCTGGCGAGCGCGTCGTACCCGGCGATGGCTCCGTTCCACTTCGGGCAGATGAGCCTGAAGACCGGGGTGTTCGCATCCGAGGTGGCGCGAAGCGGGGTCCGCAAGGTCAGCGTCAAGATCGAGCGCCCGCAGGCCACCGAGCGGTTCTACGCCGGGGCGGCCGGGCTGAAGGCGGAGCCGATCGCGAACGACCAGGTCAAGATCAGCGGGTCGATCGAGATGGACTACGTCGACACGGTCCTCGACGACCTGCACACCAGCGACGCGGCCACCGCCCTGGTGTGGGACTTCACCGGGCCGCTGATCGCCGCGACGCACTTCGAGCGGTTCACGATCAAGATCCCGGCGGTCAAGTTCGACGACGCGCCGCCGACCGTGGACGGCTTCGACGTGGTCAAGCCCACGCTGTCCTTCACCGGCCTGTACGACGGCACGAACAACACCGTCATCGAGTACATGTCCACGGACATCACCCTGTAGGAGGTGGCCCGGTGGCTCTCTCCTCCGTACAGATCACCGGCACCGGCCAGCTGCTGTCCGTGTCGCGGCAGCTGCGGGCGGCGGCCGGGCCCCCGGTGCAGCGGTCCTTCAGCCGCAGGATTCGGCGGGCGGCTGAGCCGCTGCACCGCGACATGCAGACCACCGTCCGCACCCTGCCGCTGGCCGCGGACGGCCGCCGGGCAGGGAGCCGCGGCGGCCCGTCGCCGACGTCCCGCCCGTTCCGGGCGACCTTGGCCGAGGCGGTCCGGATCAGCGTCCGCGCGAGCAGCAGCCCCGGCGCCCGGGTGTTCGTCGACAAGGGCCGCCTGCCCCGGGACATCTCCGTCGGGGTGCTCTACCAGCTGAACGACGGCAGGCTCCGCCACCCCGTGTTCGGCAACCGCAGCCGGTGGACCAACCAGCGCACCCCCGCCATGTGGTGGGACCGCACGGTCCGCGAGCACACCCCCCGTATGCAGGCCGAGGTCGCGCGCGTCCTGGACGACGTGGCCCGGCACCTCACCTAGGAGCAACGTTGATCATCATCTACACCCCCGAGGGCGGCGAGTCCGAGCGCCTCGACGCGGGCCGTCTACGCGCGAGCGAGATCCAGATCGCCGAGCGGACCGCGGACCGGCCGTGGGACGTGCTGAAGGCGGGCCTGCTCGACGGCGACGTCACGGCGGTGCGGACCCTGGCCTGGGTCATCAAGAAGCGCACGGACCCCTCGCTGCGGTTCAACGCGTTCGACCCGTTCGAGGACGAGCTGGCCGTCCGGCTCGACTCCCGCGAGACCCACGGCTACGCGAAGGAGATGTTCGAGCGGTACGGCCACGATCCGGAGGAACTGGCCGGCGCGTGGGCCGAGCTGCGCCAGGCGGCCGATGACCCGGCTGTCGCGGAGGCCGCGATCAAGGAGCAGACGGACGGCCCAAAAGCCGGAGCCGCGCCGAGTGGTTCGGTGACCTCCGAGACGGATACCTCGGGCTCCTCGCCTTCCACTTCGGCTACACCCCCGACGACGTCGACCAGCTGACGGTCGACGACTTCTACCTGCTCACCGGCTGGATCGACCGGCACCAGGCCGCCGTCGCGGCGCAGACCACCGGAGGTGAGTGATGGCGGAACGGCGCCTTGCGTTCGTGCTCGACGGCCGGGACCGGCTGTCCCCGGTGTTCCGCCGGGCCGGAGAGTCCGCAGAGGACTTCCGGCGCCGGGTGGAGTCGTCCGCGTCCGGGGCGTCGGGGGCGGTGCGCGCGTTCACGGCAGACGCCGACGGGCGGCTGCGGGGGCTGGACGGCCGGTTCGTGTCCACGTCGGTGGCGACCCGCCGCCTGGGCGGGGACATGGGCCGCCTGGTGCCCTCGCTGCGCGGCGCGTCCGGCGGGGCCGAGGACCTCGCCAGGTCGGGCAGTCGGCTCGGCCCGGTGCTGTGGGGGGTGGCCGGGGCGCTCGGCCTGTCGTTGCTGCCCGCGCTGGGCGCGGTCGTGCCGATGGCGGCCGGGACCGGGCTCGCCCTGGGCACCCTGGCCCTCGGGTTCTCCGGGGTCGGTGAGGCGGCGGCCCTGGCCGGGGAGGACCAGGAGGAGTACGCCAAGGCCCTGGCCAAGCTGTCCCCCGAGGCCCGGACCTTCACCAAGGAACTCGTCTCGGTGAAGGGCGAGTTCTCCGACTTCGGCAAGAAGATCCAGGCGGCGATGCTGCCCGGGTTCACGAAGGGGCTGAAGGAAGCACGGCCCGTCGTCGACATCGTCGGCCGGGGCATGACCGGGTTGGGTAAGGGCTTCGGTGACGCGGCGGCCGGCGCGGGCAGGCTGTTCAGGTCGGGCGGGTTCCAGCGGGACTTGAAGACCAACCTCGACCTGGGCCGCAGCTTCGTCCGCGAGATGACCGGCGGGGTCGGTTCGCTGGGTCGGAGCCTCCTCGACTTCGGGGCGAAGTCCGGGCCGACCCTCCGCTCGTTCTCCACCGGGTTGTCCGGGCTGCTGGGCAAGGGCGGCGGCGGGCTGGCTGGCATGTTCCGTGGGCTGGAGCCTGGGATCGCCGGGAGCGCCCGCCTCCTCGACGGGCTGTTCGGTGCGGTGAACCGCATCCTGCCCGCCCTCGGCCGGCTCGGCGGTGAGGCGGGCCGGACCTTCGGCCCGCTGTTCGGTGAGCTGTTCGAGTTCAGCGGCAAGGCGACGTCCGCCCTGATGGACGGGCTCGGCGTCGCGATCCGCTGGCTGTCGCCGGTCTTCAAGGACCTGAGCTTCGGCGTGAAGTCGGTGACGTCCGTCCTGTCGATCCTGGCCCCCACGGTCCGCGATACGGCAGGCGCGATCCTCGGGTCGTTCATGCCGTCGTTCGGGCAGGTCGACAAGGCGGTCGGCCCGCTCCAGCGGCTCTCGAACACGATCCAGGAGAACAAGGGCCGCATCCAGGAGTTCGCCCGGGTCGGCGGCAACGCCCTGATCACCGTCGCGGGTGCGGTCATCGAGCACCTGCCCGGCGCGCTGGGCGTTTTTCGCGTTTTCACTGGTGGGCTCATCACCGCGCTCGGCGGCGTGGTCAGTGGGTTCGCCCGCACCTTCGGGATGATCCCCGGTATCGGTGACAAGCTGAAGTCTGCGGACCGGTCGTTCCAGTCGTTCAAGGACTCGTACATCAGCGGCCTGAAGTCCGCCGAGGCGAAGACCCGGCAGTTCGCTGCCGACGCTCTGCCGAAGCTGGGCCAGGGCCAGCTGAAGATGAACATCAACAACTGGACGTCGCAGATCGAGACGGCCAAGGCCAAGCTGAAGACGGTCCCGCCGGACAAGCAGGCCAAGCTCCGTGCGGAGATCGGCGACCTTCAGCGGAAGGTGGCGTCCGCGCGGGCGGCGCTGTCGTCGCTGCACGACAAGACGGTCACGGTCACCACCCGGCACGTGGTGGTCGGCGGGCAGGCCCGCACGTCCGGGGCGCACGGCTCGCAGCTGAAGTACGCGGGCGGCGGCCTGATTCAGGGGCCCGGCACAGGCACGTCGGACAGCATCGACATCAAGGCCAGCCACGGCGAGTTCATGATGCAGGCCAAGTCCGTGAACAAGTACGGGCTGTCCTTCATGCGGGCGGTGAACGCTGGCACGCTGAACCTGCGGTCCGCGGCGTCCGGCGTTTCCAGCGGCGGGGCCAGTGGTCTGGCCGGTGCGGGTGCTGAGGCGGGCCGTGGTCTGTCAGCGGGCTTGCGCGGCGCGGCATCTGAGGTCGATATCTCGGCGCGGGTGATGGCGGCGGCGGTGACGTCCGGGGTCCGGGCGGAGCTGGAGATCGCGTCGCCGTCGAAGAAGATGAAGGCCCTGATGAAGGACGTCGGGAAGGGCCTGATCCTCGGGCTGACCGGCGAGAAGTCCAAGATCAAGGCGACCGCGCAGGATCTGGTCCGGGACATCTGGGCGGCGTGGAAGGGCGTCAAGACCAACAAGGACTCCCAGCTGGTCGCCCTGGTCACGAAGGACACGAAGAAACTCCAGACGCTCGCCTCCCAGCGGGACAAGATCGCCGCCCGGATCAAGGAGGCGAACGAGTACCGCGCCACCCTCAAGAGCAACGCGCAGCAGGCGGCCGGGCTGTCGTCGCTCGGGCTCCAGGACGAGGAGGTGACCGCCTCCAGCATCCAAGCCGGGCTGAGCGCCAAGCTCGCGAAGGTCAACCAGTTCGCCCGGTACGTCGCGAGCTTGGCGAAGCGGGGCCTGTCGAAGTCCCTGCTGCGGCAGGTCATCGACATGGGCCCGGAGCAGGGGTACGCCTACGCGTCCGCCCTGGCGGGCATGGGCACGGCCGCGCTGAAGGGCGTCAACGCCACGCAGAGCCACCTCGACAAGGCGGCGAACACGCTGTCCGGGCTCGGCGCGGACCTGATGTACGACTCCGGGAAGAACGCGTCGAAGGGCTACCTGGCGGGGCTCGACTCCCAGCAGGAGGCCATCGAGAAGCAAATGCTGAAGATCGCCAAGAGCATGGACAAGGCGATCCGCAAGGCCCTCGGGATCAAGAGCCCGTCGACCGTCATGGCGCAGCTCGGTCGGCACACCACGGAGGGCCTGGCCGTGGGGATGCGGGACCGGATGCCGGTCCTGGACCAGGCGCTCACCGCGGTCACCGACCGGGTGGCGTCCGCGCGCCCGGTCGTTGGCCGGGCCGCCGTCGTCGGGGCCGGGACGGGCGGGACGGTGATCCACGCGCACATCAAGGTCGAGTCGCTGGACCCGCTCGCCGCGGCCCGCGAGGTCCAGAAGGCTCTGCTGAAGTTGGGCCGGTCTCAGGGCACGGCCATCACGCTCAAGATCGGGGGGTGATCCAGTGCCAATCCTCGTAGAGGCGGGCTGGGGTGGGGTGGTCCAGTGGCCGTGGTCGATCACGTGGACGGACATCACCAACCGGCTCGACGTGATCCAGGGGGTGGCGATCACCCGGGGCGCGTCCGATGAGCTCTCGGAGACGCAGCCGGGCGGCTGCACAATGACCCTGGACAACCAAGACGGCGCGTTGACACCGGGCAACCCGAACAGCCCTTACGCCCCGTGGGTGCGGCGCAACACGCCGATCAGGGTGTCCGCCCTGGTGTACCCGGCCCGGACCGGCGCGGGCCCATGGCCGCTGTCGCAGCTCACGGACGCCTTCGATGATGGGCGCACCGACCCGACACTGTGGTCGGCGTCGGGCGGCACGGTGGAGACGGCGCAGGGTCTGCTGCGGCTGCCGCTGGTCCCGGGGGTGGTGTCCAGGTACACCAGCACCCGGCAGTGGAAGCTGGGCGGGAGCAGCTTCACGCTGAAGTTGGCGAAGGTGCCTGCGCTGGCGGGGTCGTCGGTGGCGTCGGTCAGCCTGTACCTGCACTCGGCCACCAGCGGCACCCGGTTCCGCTGGTACTACCACGCGGCGACCGCCGAGCTGCGGGCTCTGAACGAGGTGGGGTCGGCGGACGGGGCGGCGGTGGCCATCCCGTACTCCCCGATCGATCACGCGTGGGTCCGTATCCGGGAGACCGGCGGGCAGGTGCTGTGGGAGACCAGCCGGGACGGGTGGGACTGGACGGTACGCCGCAGCATCACCACCCCGGCGTGGGTGGGCAGCGACCTGGTGCAGGTGGAGTTGGCCGCGTCCCGGACGGGGGGCACCTCGGACCCGTGCGAGCTGGGCTACCTGGGTGCGCTGGTGCGGCCCCGGTTCTACGGCACGGTCAACGAGTGGCCGGTGAGCTGGAGCGGGCTGGCGAGCAGCGTCAGCATCTCCGCGACGGACCTGTTCAAGCGGCTCAACCGCCTGCCCGCCTTGCGCACCTGCCTGGTGGAAGAGATCGTCTCCAGCGAGCCGATCGCCTACTACCCGCTCACCGAGGCCACCGGCAGCACCGCAGCCGGGGACCTGTCGGGTACGACGGCCGGGCCGCTGACCGTGGCCCAGGTCGGTGCCGGCGGCACCCTTGATCTCGGCACGGCGGCCGGGCCCGCCGCGGCCACGGAGGCCCTGCCGCTCCTCACCCCGGCGTCGGCGACGGCCGGGAAGGTACTCGCATCGGATCTGGGCCAGGGGTTCCAGGACGCGTCCTCGCGCGGATGGTTGCAGCTGGAGTGCTGGTTCCAGACGAGCGTCCCGGGCCGGGTCATCTTCGGCATGTCCGGGGCCGGGGGCATGTCCCAGCAGGTGTGGTCCCTCTCTGCGTCCGGGGCGCTCCAGGCCGAGTCCGGCTGGGACGGGTTCCTGTCCGTGTCCACCGTGGCCAGCGGGAACTTGGCGGACGGGGCGTGGCACCACTTCGTGTACGACGAGGTGCTCCAGCGGGTGTGGGTCGACGGGGTGCTGAAGGCCAGCACCCCGGTGACGCTGGCCACCGAGCTGCGGCAGCTCACTGTCGGCGGGTACGCGGGGGCCCGGCTGTGGGCCGGGTCGATCGGGCACCTCGCCCTGTACGCGGTGCCGTACTCGGCGCCCATCGGCGCGGCCCTGGCCACGCACTACGCGGCGGGCATGACCGCGCACAGCGGGGAGACCGCCGACCTGCGGGTCGCACGGCTCGCCCGGTACGCGGGCGTCAGCAGCGTCACGATCCTCGGGTCCACGCACGACCCGGTCGCCGGGCAGGGCGAGGCCGGGTCCAGCGTGGTAGCCCGGCTGCGGGAGGTCGAGGCCACCGACTCCGGCCGCCTCTACGCCGAGCGCGACTATCTCGGCCTGGCGTACCAGTCCCGCGACCTGCGCTACAACCCGGACGCCGCCGACGAGACGTTCGTGATCGCCTACGCAGACCTGGAAACCACCCAGGTCGAGTTGGCCGATGACGACCAGAAGCTCGTCAACAGCATCGTGGCGACCCGGCCCGGCGGCGCCACGCAGAAGGTGGTGGCCAAGGACTCCATCTTGGCGTTCGGTCTGTACGAGCAGGACATGACGCTGCTGAAGACGTCGGACAACAGCGTGGTGGACGCCGCGTACTGGCGGATCAGCCGGTACGGCAACCCGCAGCCTGAGCTGCGCGAGGTGCCCGTCGAGGCGTTCACGATGCCGACCTACCTCGACATCCTCGACGCCGACATCTCCAGTTACTTCACCGTGTACGACCTGCCGGAGCAGGCACCCACCTTGGAAATGCGCGTCACGGTGGAGGGCTACTCCGAAACCATCGCCGAGAACTCCCACAAGATCCAGTTCCGTACCTCGGCCGCCGCCACCGACTCCGTGTGGGTGCTGGGCGATCCCGTGTACGGGCAGCTCGACTACACCACTCGCCTCGCCTACTGATGGGACGCTCTATGGCCCTATCCGCCCTGCCTGCCGACGCGATCGTGCAGGCCGAGACCTACTACATGCCCCCGCCGCCCCGGCGCGGGCAGCCCGCACAGGACTGGTCGCAGGTCCCCGGCGCCGAGCTGATCTACCGGTGGGCCGAGACCCGACTCAACCGCCGGGTGCCCGTACCCACCGAGACAGTCCCCGACCACCCCGGGCTGTACGCCCGGATCGACGACGGACGGTGGATCGGAATCTGCGACGCCTGCGACTCCGTGTGGATCGTGTCCGTGAAGGACCCCCGGTTCGGGTGCGTGGAGTGCCGCCGGGACTGGGTGCCGCTGATCGTGCCGGACGACATCGCGGGCGCGGAGGCGGAAGCGCTCGCGCTCCAGCGCCGGTTCTGGTGGCACCCGGAGGACCCGGCGAACCCGAACATCCCGGAACCGCCGATCGAGCCGCCGACGGAACCTGCCCCGGAGGAGCCGCAGCCGTGACGTTCACCCCACGCAACTGGGCAGCCGGTGAGGTCGTCACCGCCGCCCTGCTGAACCAGGAGATCCGCGACCAGCTCAACAGCATGTTCGACGCGTGGACCCCGTACACCCCGACCTGGTCCGGGGCGACGACGAACCCGGCGATCGGCAACGGCACGGTGACGGCACGGCACATGAAGTGGGGCCGGTCCTGCCGGGTGCGGTGGGACATCCTCATGGGGTCGACCACCACCTACGGGTCCGGCGGCTGGTCACTGTCCCTGCCGTTCCCGGCGCACGCCACGGGGAACCAGTCGGGGACGATGCACGCGTTCCAGTCCGGGCGGGTCGACGGGCAGATCGCCGTATCCCCAGGGGCGTCGGTCGGACTCGTGTTCTTCCCGACGTCCGGCTCCCCGGCGAACTTGTCGTGGGCCAGCTCGTCGGTGCCCTTCACCTGGGCGGCCGGCGGGCGCCTGTTCGGCTACCTGGAGTACGAGACCGCCAGCTGACCTACCCCTGAACTCGCCCCGCCCCGCGCCGCCCGGCCCGGGGCTTCTGCATGTCTGGAGACCTGATGGCCGCACCACTGTCCGCTGCCGCGTTCCTCGCGGCCTTGCGCGCCGAGGGCGTGAAGGTCGTGGAGACGACCGGATGGCGCACCCACAACCGCAACAGCAAGGGGGCGTGGGGCCCGGTCCACGGGGTGATGATCCACCACACCGTGACCAAGGGCACCGCGTCCACCGTCGCCCTGTGCCGCAACGGCCACTCCGCCCTTCCCGGGCCGCTGTGCCACGGCGTCATCGCGAAGGACGGGACCGTGCACCTCGTCGGGTACGGGCGGGCGAACCACGCGGGCTTGGGCGACGACGACGTGCTGAAGGCCGTCGTCGCGGAGAAGCCGCTGCCCGCGGACAACGAGGCGAACACCGACGGCAACGCCCGGTTTTACGGGTTCGAGTGCGAGAACCTCGGCGACGGCAAGGACCCGTGGCCGGCCGTGCAGCGTGAGGCGGTCGTCCGCGCGTCGGCCGCCGTGCTCCGCGCCCACAAGTGGGGCAAGGACGGGACCACCTCGGTGATCGGTCACGCGGAGTGGCAGCCGGGGAAGGTCGATCCGCGCGGCCTTCCCGGCGGCATGGACGCCATCCGGAAGGACGTGGCCGAGCGGCTGAAGCACCCGGCGAACTGGTCTCCGAAGCCGCCGTCCCCGCCGAAGCCCCCGGCGCCGAAGCCGCCGACCACAGACGAGCGGATTACCGCTCTGGAGAAGCGCATGACCGCGCTGGAGAAGAGGACCCCATGACCAGAATCAGCACCGCCGCGAAATCCCTCGTCGCGGCTCTGTCCGCCGGGGCCGCAGCCGCGGTCACCGCCGTGCAGGACCAGGTCGTCACGAGCGGGGAGACGGTGACGATCGTCCTCGCCGTCCTCGGCGCCCTCGGGATCACCTACGCCGTCCCCAACCGGCCGGCCGAGCCGGACCGGGCCACCCCCGGCCGAGGGCTCTGATGGCGCGGGCCGCGTCCGCCCTGTGGGCGCACCTGGGCTGGCGCGGCCTCGCCCTCGCCGGGCCCGGCGCCTGCTGGATCGTCGTCGGTCTCGGCCTGCTCTTCACCGACCGCCCGGCCGTCCGGCAGGGGGCGGGCCCGCTCATCGACCTGATGTGCATCGAGGCGTGGGGCGGGGTGTGGATCGGGTGCGGCGTCCTCGGCCTCGTCGCGGGGGTGCTGCGTCCGGGCCGGGACGTGTGGGGGTTCGCCGCGATCGTCGGCCCCCCGGCCTGGTGGGCTCTGTCCTTCGGGGCGGCGGCGTTGGTGGGCCGGTACGCACCGGGCTGGGCGACGGTCCCGGTGTACCTGGCGATCGTCCTGCTGCTGGGCATCATCGCTGCGCTGACGGGGGGTCGCAGGCGTATCTGTACGTGTGAGAGAGGGGGCCACGGTGGGCGGTGACGAGACGGTGCTCGGTGTGGTGATCGCGGTGGTGGGCGGGATCTGCTCGGTGTTGGTCGCGAGGATCAGCACGCCGCGCGAGCGCCCGGTCCCACCTGCTGCTGCGGCGGAGGCGGACGAGCTGCCGCCGCCGGGGTTGCAGGTGTCCCCGGAGATCTGGCAGTACGTCTCTCGGCGCTTCGATCGGCTGGAGGCAGACGTCGCCCACCTGACCGCCGTGGTCGAGACGAAGAAGGTCGAGGTGTCCGCGCTGGAGCGGCTGCTGCGGCAGGCGATGCGGATCATCCGGCGTGCGAACCGGCGTCTCGCCGCCGTGCACGAGACGCCCGAGGAGATCCCCCGCGAGCTGGTCCCCTACAGCATCGAGTAACCCGGCCCCCGCCGTCCCTTCACCGGGCGGTGGGGGCCTTTCGTCATGCCTGCGGTGGCCGCACGAAGAGGAGGCTCCAACTGCGCTGAAGCCCTTCCCCTTCGACTTGCCGGCTCTGAAGCCGCCACCCGATGGACTCAACACGGCCTATCGCGGCTGCAACGTCAGCGTCCCGGTTCCGTGGTGACGGCGACGGAAAGAACCGGTTCGCGAACACCGCATCACCTCGCTCCCAGGCTTCGACGGCGAGGTCGTCAATGCCCTTGAGCGCGATCTTCTTCAGCAGCTTCTTCAACATCCCCGAAGCGTAGGAGGGTTCTTCCGAGCTTCCACCCGTTTCGGTCCAACTGCCGGGCGGGTCAGCCGAGGGAATCGATGGCCTTCACGATCAGGGCCCGCGCTGCTGCGCCGTACACCGCGGTCTGCCGCAGCTCCTCAAACGCCTTCGCGTACAAGGCGATCTCACTGGGTTGGGTGATGCGGACCCGAGCCGAGACCAGTTCGACGGAGACAAGCGAGTTGTCGTAGACGTGGAACGTCTCGCGCGGCCACTGCGCGCGGTGCGCGGCCGTGGGGATGATGCCGAGCGACACCGCTGGCAGGGCCCCGGCGGTGAGGAGGTGGCCGAGCTGGGCCGCCATCGCGTCGGCGTCGCCGATCCGGTAGTGGAGTACGGCCTCCTCGATGAGAAGGACGAAGCGGTGGCCCCGCTCGTGGATGATGCGGGAGCGTTCGACCCGGGCGCGGGCGGCTTCGGCGCTGTCGTCGATGGGCAGTTCGCGGAAGCGGGCGCTCATCGCGAGGACGACGGCCGCGTACCCCTCGGTCTGGAGGAGGCCGGGAACGAGCGAGGAGGAGTAGACGCGGAACAGTTCGGTCTGCCGGAAGAAGGCGATGGAGCTGTTCTGTAGCTGGGCGAGCCCGTGGCGGACCTGGTGGCGCCACTCGGTGTACATGGATTCGGCGTGCAGCGACTGGGCGATGAGGTCTTCGGCGAGGGCTTCCGCGCCGGCGGTGCGGCACCAGCGGCGGATGTCGCCTGCGGAGGGGGCGGTGCGGGCGTTCTCGATGCGGGAGGTCTTGGCGTGGTGCCAGCCGCACCCGGCGGCCAGCTCGGTGACCGTGAGCCCGGCTCCTTTGCGGAGGTCGCGCAGCCGTCCTGCAACGAGTTCACGCGCGGCCTGGGCCGAGGAGGAGGGGGAGGTGGTCATGTGCTGGCCTGTCCGGGTGCGGTCGTCAGCGGATGTCGTACTGGTCGTGCGGTATGCCGCGGTCCCATACGGCTTCGAACGCCTCGCCGCACAGCTTCACTGCTGACGGGTCGGTGGTGTGCTCGGGGCCTTGGGAGGAGCCGTCACCGGCGAAGTGGTTCCACCGGACGAGGCGGTCGTCGAACAGCCAGAAGTCGTTGCCGGGCAGGGCGATGTCGGAAGCGCGGCGGCGGGGCAGCCACCGCACCTGTTCACCGGCCGCGATGTTCGTGAAGGTGCCGGAGTGCTCGTAACGGATGTACTCGCTGACGGGCTCGGACACGATGCGGGCCCGGCGGATGGCGACGCCGCGGCCTACGGTCTCGGCGACCAGGTCGAGCCAGGGCCGCCACCAGGACGCGCGGTTCGCGGGGTCGTGGCGGAAGCCGGCCCGCCATTCAGCGAACGGGCCCTTCTCCTTGTCGACGGAGTAGACGTCCCTCATCTCCAGGTGGACGGCGGACCGTTCGCACTGGGCCAGCAGGTCAGCGAACGCCGTCGGAACGTTCGAGGGCAT